AATTTTTGCGTGAAAAATGTAGTTCCATTTGTACGTGAACTTGTGAAAGGTTGTTCAAACGTATTTGTTCCGACTAAATCGTACTTAACTGCTGTAATTGTTGCAGCCCCACTATTGGACACAATAGCATCCGATAAAGTAGTCGTACCGTAAACAAAAGTAGAAGGGCTAATGTAGCCACTTGAAATAAAATATACGGCTCTTAATCCACCAACACTTGACTTTGTTGGTTCTAACCGTCCGAGGGTAAATGCTTCTGCTGGCATAGTTTTTTAGTTTTATTTTTAAAAACCACCTAAATTAATAGGCGGCTAGATTATTTTTATCCTGCGTACAATACGTTGAATTTTTGTCTCACAACCCAAGTAGTCATTGTGTTGATTAGTTTTATTATTCTACGAGTTGAAGCGTTTGCTTCTTTTTCGATAATCAATTGAGAAGAATCAGAAAGTAAATCAACTACTAATTTCAAGTGAAATTTAGGTGCTGCAATTCTAAATCCTACTAAGTCAGTAAATACAATTTTAATATCGTTAAAATACATATCATTAAAAGAGCTTCCTACAAAGTTTTCCTGTAACGCTGCGCCTTGTACTCTGTTAACTGATTTAATCAATTTATAATCGCCTTTTGGTACGTAGATAACTGGAGCATCGTCTCCTGTCATTACTAAAATCTCGTCTGGAATAGTATTATAAATCTTAACATATTCCGCAACGATTGAAGCACTTGTAACCGATGCAATTGTTAATACTTTTTTGTAGTCTCCTAAACCTGCTCCTGGCACTGCTTTTGATTGCGAATCATTATAGATCATTGTAGCTGGTATTGAATCAAACAAAGTAGTTGGCATAGCTGCAACTAATGTTTGCGCACCTGCTGATACAGAACCCTGTCCTGCCCCTGGCACTAATGCTGCAATAGCTGTTTTTGTAGCTGCTGTTGCACCGTTCCAAACTCCGCTTTCTAATTTTGCTCCTACTGCTGGTTGTACTTGTACTAAAACCGCTTTGTCAAATTCTTCTGAAACAACCTCGTAAGCTCCAGCTTTCATTGATTTTTGGAATCTTGTATTCAACAAAGAGCTTTCGTCAATAATGCCTTCAACATTGAAAGTCTTAAGATTTACAACTGATTTTTGAGAAGATAAAGCAACGTTATCCGCTGTTACTGAGCCGTAGTTAGCAGCTGAAAAAGTAACCGATGCTGAACTTTCGTAAATGTCCATTCCAGATTTATGACCTTCAACTACTTCGATAGTTTCACCTCTAAAAGTTGGTGAGTCTGCATAGACTTCTTGTATAATCTCTGGGTATTCTGATTGTGCGCTCTTTACGCCTGTAAATGATACTGCCATTTTTTTATTTTTAATTGTTAAAGTCCTTTATTGTGTTTTAGTTTTTCGAAATTTGTCATTTCATTGTAAGACTTTGAAATCGCTTGTTTCGGTTCTGGATTTGGAACTATTGCTTTTACCCCTGCTTGCTGTAATTCTAATTTAACTGCTTGTAATTCTACTTTTAAAGCTGTGTTTTCAGCTTCTAGTTTTTCAATTTCTACTTTTACTTCGGCGAAAAAAGTTTCTTTAGTTACCGTGTCAACTACTTTTTTAATAGCTGGATCTGCTGCTGCTGGCGCTGCCGGATCTGCCGATGCTTCAATTTCTTTTGCTTCAACCGATTTAATAATACCTTCTACCTCAACTGTGATAACCATATTGTCAGTTGTTTCGTGAACTCCAACTGGTGCCGGAATAATTCCTTCGGCAGTTACAATTCCAACTGAAAAACCTGCTTCAAAAGATTCTGCTTCTAAAACCGTCACCCCGTCAATTAATGTCATTTGCTCGAATTTTACTTCTAGTGATAGCAAAGCGCGTACTTTGTTTAATACTTGTTTGTATTCCATTTTTATAATTAATTTGTTAATAATTCTTTAATTTTATTGTATGCAATTTCATCTTCACTCATCTTTTGCTTTTGGTTAAAAAAGCCCTCTATTGAAAATCCTTTTATTTCGCCAGATTTTACCTTTGCTTTTATGTCGTCATTTTCAACTATAATAGCAACCATCCACGTATTTAGCGGATAATCAAATCCGTATTTTACAGATTTATCGTGAACCATATCTTCTTTTAACCACGTTTCAACAACTGTAACACCATCGACTTTTGTTTTGTGTTGCAATGTGGATTCCCCCTGGTTTCCGTCTTTCATAAACTTATAAGCCGTTTTCTGAATAGTTTCCGCACTTAAAAAAACCTGAAAAACTTCGCCATCTTCGCCTCTTCTATCTATGAGTAAGTCTGGAATTAAAACCGCACCCATTAAAAGATTACGATTTCCTGCAACTTCTTTAAATTCTATTTTTTGAGTTTCCGAAAATGCAATCCAATTCCAATTACTTTTGGTTGCAGGCCTATCTACCAAGCTAATAGCAAAAACTCCTTCCGCATCTTCGTTTAATAGTAATTCAAAAACTTTCTTTGTCATAAATATTAAACGTAAAAATGTTTGTTTGTTTCAAAATTAACTTTTATACTTGCAAAGTAATAAATGTATGAAGATGTACGTTACTATTTAAAAACTCAAAGACCTTACTTAATTGTAAGGTCTTTTTTATTAACCTATCGTAGCACTTTTTAAAATATTTCGATCATAACCTTGTTGCGTTGTTACATGATTGGACACGACATACGCTTGAATAGGTTCGTTTTGTTTGTTTCCTATTGTTTGCGCCAATTGATTTGTAGAACTTGCACCTACTACATTGAATGATGGAGCGGCTGGAGCAGATGCGTTTCCACCTCCTACACTTGGAGAAGAGCCTCCACTGCCGCCACCCACAGCAGCTAAGGCTTTTGCAGTTGAAGCTATTGTAGTAGCTACACCTAATGCAGTTGTAATATTATTCATTGCTATAACTGGAATAGCACTTGCACCACTTGTTAATATTGCTTGTGGTGTTGCCAACGCACCAATATTAGCGGCGTTATTTGCAATAATCATTTTGCCAATACCTATTGCGTTTTCAGCAATTATAGACGCTTTTTGTATGGCTTTATTTTTACCAGATATTTGTTTTAGAAAATTAACAGCACCATCCGCTAATGCAAATTGAGCATTTTGAATATCTTTTTTTTGCTGTGATTCTGCTTGAGCTATTGCAATTTTTTCATCCGAAGTGACTTTTGCTTTTCTTATATCCTCAGCGTCTATCATGTCGACCATTAAAGAAATATCCTCTAATGATTTTCTTTTTCGTTCCTTTTCGTCTACACCTTCTTGAATTTCTTGATCTATTTTATCAAGATTCATTTTTTGCTGATTCTTTAAAATATCATCTTTATGAGTTTTTAAAGTAGCTGCGTCTGCTTTTTCTTGCGTTAATCTTTTGTCATTTGCTTCTTTATTAGCCGCTGTAACTTTATCAGCGTTTGCTTTTGCATTGCTAACTTCTCCAACTGCATTTGCATTTCTTAATGCAGCACGTTCTTTGTAAGATTTATCTAAAATTTCATTTTGCTTTGTAAAATTTTTATATGTTTCTTGTGTAAGTTTTTCTTGATTGGCAATAACCTCGTCACTTGCATTTGAATTTTTTAAAGAAGCCAATGTATCACGTTCTCTTAAAAATGTACTTTGTGCTAATACTGCATTTTTTTTATTTAAAGCAATTTCTTCTTCTTTGTGTTTTAAAGCAAGTTTTCTTAAACCTTCAGAAGACATTCCAGCAGCTTGTGCTAAAGCATATTGTTGGTCATTGTATGTTTTAAGTTTATTTGTACTTTGTGTAGCACTTATACTTTGTTCTTTTAAAGCATTTGCATTTCTTATAGTAGAACTTGCAGCCTTTTCATTTGCATCAGATGAATCTTTAAAAAATTTAATAAGTTTATAACCACCAATCAATAAAGCACTAACTGCAACAACTAAAGCGCCTATTGGGTTTGCTGCCATTGCAACGTTCCAAACATATTGAGCAGCAGCGGATATTTTTTGAAAAATAGTTGTGGCTTGTAACGCAGTACCTAAAACACGAACACTTTTACCACTTTGAGTAATTGTTTCTACACCTTGACTAATAGCCATAGCAGCTTGAACTTTTAACATAGCTTCTTCAACTGACGAACTTTCAGCTCCAAATAAAGCCATTGAACCTTGCGCTAAAGAAAAACCACCAGCAGCAGCATTTAAAGAACCTGTTAATTTGCTACCCATTGTTTGAGCAGCAGCATCCACAACTAAATCTGTTTGTTGTTGTACTCTTTTGTATTCGCCAACTGATTTTAATAAGTCTTTATATTCTTGAGAACCTTGTTTTCCCGCTTTTGCTAACTCATAAAGCCTATCTTCTGCTTCTCCCATACGAGCAGTTAATGGTTTTAAGTCACCATAAACTTCTTCAAAAGTAGCATCAAGATTAGTAACTTCTTTATTTACATCTTTTACAGAAGTACCTAAATTTTTAAACCATTTTGCAATATCACTTAAATTAGATTTTATTTCTAAATCTATTACTTTCTTTTCTGCCATTTTAATTGTCTTTTTAATTGTTTACACCCTTGCTTCCAAGTTGTTACTCTTTGGCACTTTCCTTTCGCTATTTCAATCAATTCACTTTGTGCGTAAAATTCATCAAGTGCTAATAAATCTAAAATGTGCTTTATCATAATGTTCTAAAATCAGTTAGTAATTCAAATTGAACTTCGCCTGTTGTCAAGTCTATTGTCATTGTATTTATCAAATATCTTTTGTCTCTAATAATAAGTCTATCGTTTAATTTAATCGATGTTAATAAAGAAGTTGGTAATATACCACTAACTTTTATTAACCTTGCTTTTGCGTCAAAAATATTAGTTAAATAATCCCGATAATATTGATTGTATAAACTATTGCTTATTAATTGATTTGTCAATGTACTTTGTTGCTCGTTAAAGTTTAAACTAAAAGTATCTGTGCCGTTAAAATATTCCTGTCCAAATGCTTTGTAAGTTGTATGCGCTGTTGTTGTTGCACCATTGTTAAAATGAAACACTGGAGCGGTTGTTAAAGCTGTTTGATTGTACCCGTATAATATTACAGGCTTTGGAGTGTATTTTGTAATTCCATCGCTTTTTAATACATATCCAACTTGCAAAAGCCCACCTCCTATATTACTAAAATTTAAATCTTCAAAAGGTAGTTTAATATTGTATTCGTCACCATCGTTTCCAGTATCATAAAATAAAGAACCATACTCAATATTATTTGCACTTTTAAATCCTACATTTACTATTGATTCTGATTTTTCATATTCAAAGTTTATTTTCTTGTAAGTTTTAACACGATTTAAATCAACCGATTCTGATTTAATATATTTTGTTATGTCTGTAATTGTTCCGCTTGTATAATAACTTTCTAGTTGTTCAATGGTATAATTTATTCCATCAGTTGAATAGCAAGTTAGATTGAACATTTTTAAAATACCACTAAAGAAATCCTCTATTTTTATTTCGGGGAAGTATGATTTTAAGGGTAAAATTACAGTTGTTGTTATTGCAGTTGTTTGGTTTAACGTAGACACGCTGGGTCGAGGAATACCGCTCGAGGGTTCGTACGAAGATCTTAATGTCGTTGTGCTTGTAAAAGTAACAGGGTTTGTTGAACTAAAATAAAATTCATAATTAGCCGTGTCAATTGCATTTCCTGATACATATAAAATATCTGTATTTTGTGTCCCAATTATTGAAACCAAATCTACTTTAGAAAATTGTACTCCGTTTTTAAAACAATAAACGGAATAATTAACGCCCGCAACTGTATTTGTAATATTTAAAGTTACAAGCCTATTTAAAACCCTTGAATCAAAAGTTAAATTTAAAATGCCGGTTGTTAAATTAAAACTTATTCCAACAGTTGTGTTTGTTTGAGTTTGATAATTTATTTTACCTAATTGCCCTTTAGATACAAAAGTTTCAGCATTTTTCAAATACAAATATGCGTTTGTAAACCTTGCATCTGTTAAAAACGCACCGTTAAAATTTATATTCCATTTTGTATCTCTGTCAATCATATCAAAAACCGCTCTCAATCTAATAGCAGGAAATAATTCTGAATACACAATAGGATGTGAATTTACAGTAATATCATTATCACCACCACCATTGTAATTCCAATATCTATTTGAACTTATTAAAGGAAACATAACATCCGCACTCGTTGCGGTTGTAGTAACTTTATCTTTAACAACCGCCCCACTATAAGCAAAATCATAAGTAGTATCTGTTAAGTCTTTTAAAAATAAACCATTAAATTTATCTTTTAAAGTTCCTAATGCTCCTATAAAATTAATACTATAATTTTGTGGTTGTTCGTCTTTTACGTTGCAACTTTCTAATTGTATTTTACCACTTCTAAATGGTATTGTGTCTAATTCAATATAAGCATCTGATTTTACCAATGTACTAAATCCGTTGTTATTTGAGTTTTCGTACCAATGTTTAAATATTTTATTATTATTTTTTGTTGCAGGAACTGTAAATGTTTGGCTAAAATCCGTAAAAGTTTTGCTTATATCATTTATATTTTGAATCAAACTATTAACCGATATTTTTTCATCGTCAAATAATTCTACCTTATTATAATTGCCATTGTTGTCTTTTATAAAAATTCCTACAACTATCATACTATGTCATTTATAAGGTTATAAGCGTATTCAAAATCTATTTCGTAGTTTATCAATCCATCCTTTAAAGATGTTTTTAAATCCGTTCCTTGTGTTTTTAAAATAACAGATTTGCCATTTAACAAAACGGTTTCGCTAAACAACAAATCGGTTATTAATTCAGAGTAATTTTCATTAACCCATCCTGTATTTAATTTCTCTGTTTGCGATCCATTTATATTAAATCTTTTTGTTTGCCCTGAAATTTTATAGTCCGTTCCTTTTACCGAAATAGAATTGCTTTTTGCTTTGAAAAATGTTAAAAATTCCCAGCCACCGTAACGATTTATAAAACTACAAACTACAGGCGCATATTTATATTCTTCTATTTTTTCTGTTTTAAAAGTGGCTATAGTTGAAACTAATTCTAAATTTATTTCTGCTCTTACGCTGTTTTGATAAACTAAAGGTACTTTATAATTAAACAATTCGGCACTTCCTGCGCTTATTATTTCTTGGGTAGAAAATAAAGTTCCTGCTGCATTGTAGTATTTCGCTACATATCTATTTACCGTATCTCTATTTAATACTAAATTAAAATATGGCACGTTTATATTAAAATATTGAACCGTTTGAGCTGTATTTTTCAATGCCAATACTTCCGTGTTTATTGCTGTTTGCGATACTTCGTTGTTGGTAGAAAATCCGTCCAAAGCTATGTATGTAACCGTGTCTAACAAAGTATAAGTAACCCCAATTAACTTGTATCTTTTAACTTTACAAATCGCCCAATTAATATTGCTTTCAATCGTTGGAGTACTTACCGCTGCTGGAGTTGTTGCTGTAATATATTCACGGATATAGTTAGATATATTATAAACATTTTCTAATTGAGTAGTACTTGCTATTGGTTTTGATAGCGTATAAGTAGGCGTTGCAGGTTCGCTCGTGCTTTTGTTGTAAATGAATAACTCTACCTTACTTCCTATTTGCAAAGCTTCATTTATTGATATTAAAAAAGGACTTCTAACTTTTATAATTTTCATTTTATATCTTTTAAATTGTAATCTATTATTGTTTCTACGTCTTGTCCAAATGCTTTAATTAAATCTACATCAATATATTTTTTATAACCCGCTTCAAATGGTTTGGTGAAAAATAAACTTGGTTTTATTCCTTTGTGAAATATACTTCTTGTTATTAAAAATGCTGTTGATTCGTAACTTAAAAATTTACCTGACTTTTTATCACGAAATTGAAATCCTTTTTGTTTTACCCATTTATTTATTCCTTGTGTTAATCCTCCTTTTGGTCCAGTACCTTTTCCAAACTTAAACGGACTATCTGGAGCTTTTGCCGAGCTCGTTTTTCCCTTCACTCCTTTGTCAACGAACATTCCGTATCCGTCCATTGAAAAGCCAACTATACTAAATTTATCTTCAGTAACTATTTCACCTTTTATACTATTAGATAATGTACTTGTATTATTATAACTTCCATATTGTCCACCTCGTTTTAAATTATCCTTTGCTTCCCGGATAACATAATCACGAAACATTTTAATAGTCTTATTAACTTTTTCTAATTGGTGGCTCATCTTATTGGCATATCGTTAGGCACTAAGACATCAAATGTAGCCGTGCATCCCGCTACTTTATCTTCGAATCTATCTCTAAAAAATTCGTAGTTTACAGCACCAGTTAATTGATATAAATCTCTAAATAAATCGCCTCTTTTTAACATTTCTACTAATTTTATACCTACCATTGATTGCGTATGCATTACATCCTGCTCATTTGTATCGTCATCATTGACTAAATCCATTGAAATAACAGATATGTTATAAACAAATGCAGCACCTTCTTCTCTAAATGAGTTTACAACTATGTGAGATATTGGGTAAATATCCTGTTTATTTAGTGCAATATTAAAAATAGATCCGCTTGTTACTGTATTACAAAACAAATCTTGCTTTAATTGGTCCTCAATTGTGCTTAAAACTTGGTAATATCCTATCATTTCTTTATCATTTTAACTTCTAAATTGTTTTTTTCTTTCTCAAATGTTAACCAAGTTAAGCATTCGTGTATATTTAATCTTGTAATTTTATCGAATCGTGTAAGGTCTCCCTGAGCAATAGCATAGATTGAACTATACCATCCCCATCTTTGCCCAAATTGCCCTTCTGCAGAATATTCTGCAAGGCTTTGTCCTTCTCCAAATAGTTGATTGTAGCGTTGAGAAGTGCGTTCCCTAAATTGTAAAAAAAAACCGTTGCTCCAAGTGCAACATCTAAAGGCATATGTTTCATTGCGTCAGCGTAAGTAACCGTGCCACTATATGGCTCTATGCCGTATGTTTTGTTAAATCCCTTTTTTGTGATTGGTCGATACAATACCGCCATGGCTCGGTGCATCATATCCCAATCGGCAATATAAGTATCTAAATCAGTGTACTCCCCAAATGTTATATCCTCAAGGTTTGGAATAAATCCAAATTCAACTCCACCTATTTTAAATGTAGTTTGTAATTTATTTTCTTGTTGAAACATATTACTGATTAAAGTAGTTATGTCTGCCACATCTTTATATTTGATTGTAGCTACATCTTTCAAATCTATTCCGCAAAATATTTGAACCATTTTTTGATGCAAAAATTCCGAATCCTCGTTGTTCTTTGCTATCTTTAAAAATGATTGATATTGAGATAGTTTTATCTCGCTTAGTTTTGTTGGGATTGTGATTTCTAATTTCATATTTATTAAACGAAATATAAAAAAAATCGTTTCAAATTAATATACAAAGTATTTCCCTGAGTTAGGATTGTCTAAATGATGTATCAAATTATATCGAATTCCATCTATTGCGTGGTTGTAATTGTCAATGTATAATTTACCAATCCGATTCAAATAAACATAGTTGTTAAATTCTTTTGCTATTGCGTGGCTGTTTGGTTCAACTATAATTTCAAAGTCTTGCATCCTTACAATTCCACTTTCAATAGTTCCTTTTTTTACACCTACCACATTAATTGAAAACGCTTTCATATCTTCAATTAAACGACTTTCAGAGCTATCTGCCACAATTAATTTATCGCCCGTGATTCCCTTTACCATTTGACAAAGCTCGTGCGTTTTAAGTTTGTTTTGGTAAATGTGTTGCTTAACATATAACTTCTTTTTAACTTTATCAATCGCCACTTCAGTAAGTGTATCGGGGTCAATCGAAAATCCAAAATCCATTCCAAAAGAAGTTTGTAAATTATCGGGGTTAAATATTCCAAACTTCCAATTAGTAAAGACAACTCCGTCGGCTTTGTCCAACCATCCACCGAGTATAACGTGTTCGTATTTTTTAGGATTGTTTACCCGGACTTGTTCTATTTCGTGTAAAAAAGATTCGTCTAGGTTTTCTTGATTGTCTAAATACGTTGTGTGTATGTAAGTAACGTTATTTTTTTGGCCGTTAAAGCCTTCTGGAACTCCTGCTTGTTCAAAGAATTTTTTATAAATCCAATGTTCTTTAGTGCTTGGGTTTAAGATTAAAATAACGCGGTTTTGTTTTCCTTTTTGCCGAATAGAAAAGTTAATTTTATCGAATATACTTTCGTCTGTAAGTTCTTCCGCCTCGTCTAATATCCAAGTGGTTACGCCTTGCAATGATTTTAAGTTTGCAGTTTGGTCACCGCTTGAAGTTTTTATTCCTTTAAATATTATTTCGCTTCCAGATTGTATGTTTACTATTTCAGATTTACGAACATCAAAAGCGTGGTTTAATTGTAGTAGGTCAATCTTTTCTTGAAATTCTGGAATAATTGACAAATGAGCAGATGTCATTGTTTGCCTTGTGAATAGAATTTTATGTCCTGATTCAAAAGACAAAAGGCTGGCAAATCTACCAACCTCAAATGATTTACCGGACCCTCTGCCACCTGTCAAAACAAAGTATCGAGTTTTATTTCCTAAACTATTCCAATGCTTCGGGTGCTTCTTGATCATAAATTGAATTTATATCGAAGTTTGTATTTTTATTTTCGCTTTCAATATATTGCATCGATAATTTTTTAAGTTCCTCAGGTGTTGCTATCAATTTCATTAGTGCCATTTGCAAAGCTGGAGCGTTTGAAGTGTACCATTTAGAACGCATTGATACTTTTAAAGTGGTTCGGTTTGTTTCTAATAATGCTTTTAGCTCGTCCGATTTGTCAAATTCCCAATCATAAAATGTAGTTCTTGAAATAGGCAAAAAAGCACAGATATCATCTATAAAAAACAATTTATGTTTAACTATTACTTCTTTCGCTTGTTCAAATATTTTAATTCTGTCGTATGCCATAATGTTATAATTTATCTAACCATTGTATTTTAATCTGATTTGCTATTTGCGCAGTCATTACTGGCGGTACACTCATACCTATTAAATACTTTGGTTCTACATCTTGAAAGTCGTAATCAAGTGGGTATGTTCCGCAAACACAATAATCATATTTTGATAATTGCATTTTATCAAAAAACCTGTAATCTAATTCAGAGCTTGTTATCGTTCCTTTTACTTTTTCATCGTGAATTATACCTGCATTAAAACCACTAACTTTGTTAAACAATCTTTCATTTATATTTGAAATATTTGTGTCTGTTTTTATTGCTTTTGATAATAACATTTTTCTTTCATCAGATACTTTATTACTATCTTCTTCACTCCTTACATTTCTAAACGGTATTGAATCCTCATTAAACTCCAATCTCAATTTAGGTAAATTCAAATCATTCCTTTGACAAATAAAAAATACACGTTCACGTTTTTGAGGCACGCCCATTGATGCGGCATTAAGCAAAAACAGCTGAACATTGTAGCCTGCTTTGTTAAATTCTGCAAATATCTTTTTTACATAAAGTTTAGCGTTCCCTTGAATTAATCCTTTTACGTTTTCTGCTAATACTATTTTAGGTTGTAGCTTTTTTGCAAGTGCTATGTATTCAAAAAACAAATCGTCTAATACCTGTTCAGCTTGTCCCTCTTTAAATACCTTTTTTTTACCCCAATCTTTTTCACGATTTCCAGCCATACTGAAACTTGAACACGGAGGCGAACCATCTAATAAATCTAAATTATATAATTCATTTGGAATATCAGAACGCTTTACAAATTCTCTAATATCTTCTAAATAAAGATACTTTGGTTTATGGTTTAATTGATAAACCTTTGCGATTTTAGTGTCTATTTCAACACCTCCTAAATGATTAAACCCTGCAAGTTTGTAACCCATAGTTGAGCCACCGCCACAAATAAAAGTACCAAAAACATTATAATCGTTTTTTGTTATATTCTTTGATGGGTAGCTATTAGCTAAATTCCATTTATAAGGAAACAAGTGCATCGTATAATATTTTTTCAGGACTTTGTCCGAATTGTTGTAATTTGTCTTTAACGAAATTATAATCGTCTTCGGTAAATTCTAATTTTATTGTATATTTTTGGTCTTCAAAATCATTCAAATCAAGTTCTTTGTTTTTATCTGAATAATCAGTTTCAACATCAAAACCTACTAAATCCAATCCCCAAGCATCTAACTGTTCCGCATCCCATTCATTCGCTAATACTTCCCAATCCCATTCGCCTCCGCTTGTATTGTCTTTTATTAAAAACTCTCTTTGTTGCTCTTCTGTTAAGTTTGTTATAATTACTGGTATTTCTTTTAGTCCAGCTTCTTTACAGGCTTTATATCGCATATTACCACCGAGTATAACCATATCTTGATTAACTACTATTGGTCTAATATTAAGCATTTCGGGAAAATCTTTAATAGACTGAACTAACTTTTTAAATTTATCATCTTTAATAAGTCTAGGGTTGTTTGGGTTTAATTTAACCTCTGAAATTTTAATCAATTGGCTTTTCATACTGTAATGTTTTTGCAAATTCTTTTAATTCTTTTACTTTTTCTTTCGGTACCGTTAGGTTTACCCGTACTGGATTGAGTACGGGTTTTCTTCCTGCATTGCGTTCGTTTGCCATTAGTTATATTTTTGATTTTAATTTTACTACTAAACAATTTGCCATATAAACAATCATTTCATCATCATTTATAAATTTAATTTCATCTTCTAAAGCACTTTCTGAAAAATCTCCATCTTCATCAATACCCCAAGTAGTTGAAAATGATTTTGATGAATAATCGAAATAAAAACCAAAATCTAATTGAACTTCATATGCTTTAGAATTGGCAGTCATTGCATCGTGAGAGGCTAAACGAACCCCTAAACAGGTGTAAAGATCATTTATTTTAGAATTTGAATAACAAGCAATTGTCAAGTAAGCTGCTTCGCTTTTATTTGATTGACAAACATTAAAATCAAAATCTAATTGACTTGCTGCTTTTTCTAAAATTTGAGTGAATTGATTCATAATATTTGTTTTTTAAGTTTGCCGTGTAAATCACTTCCTTAACTCTTATACAAATATACAACGCTTTTATTAATAAACAACACCTTTATTAAATTTTAACATATTTTTAACATTATTTACAGTCTCCAATTTTTACTGCATCTATTACCCATCCGCTTGTGCGTTGTAATCCTGAGCATTCGTTAATAGTTGTATAAGAGTAGTATTTAGTGACTCCATTTGTAACGCCAACAATATTCATAGTTTTAAACTCGACTACTTTGTCGCACTCACAATCTTTTGCAATTACGGCAGGTATTGCTTCGGGTGTACAACTTAAAAATAATGCCAGGGCTAAAATACTTAATACTTTTTTAACAGATACTAGATTGCTTAAAGAACCTATGTACATTCTCCATTGCGATTCATTGTCATTTGCATCAATTAAACCTCCTATTTCCGTCCTATAAACTTTACTTAAAATAATTTTTTGCCCTAAAGTAAGAGCTTTTTTATTTTTAAAATGATCATCAATAATGTCTTGATTTTTCTTTGTCATAGCGAATTTAATTTTAATTTTAATTCTTTTAATTTTCTAAATACAAATGTACAATTATAATTATATTTATTTGCAAATTTTCGCATAGATAATTCTTCCTCAATATATTTCAAATAAAACAATTTGTCATCCCACGCCCAATTATCTAAAGAAAACAGACGTTCCGTAATATCTACTGGCATTTCAGAGACTGTATCTACTGTGTCTAGATTGTTATAAAACGGAATCGTGTCTAATTTTCTTTTTCTTTTTACATCAAAACAAACCGATCTTAATACCAGTCCAAAATAAGATAGGTTAATATCTTTTTTATCGTAAATTTTAATATACGCATCTTGTACAGCATCTTCTGGGTAGTCGGTAATTCCATAACCAATTGCCAGTCCTATCCAATAGTTATGCTTTGCGTATATTTTATCTATCATAACGTAAAAATACAACTATTTTTTAATATTGTAATGTTTTTACAAAATCTTTTAACTCCTTAACCCGATCCTTCGGAACTGTTGAGGAAACTTTAACATTCATCTTACTTTCAAATGTTAAGTACTTAATCTTACCTTCAAAGAATAATACCCTTGCTATATTATCTTGCATTGTCTCATCTAAGTATTTCATAGGCATGAGTCTAGGTTTTATATTTTCTTTTCGAACCACGCTCTCAATGTCCTCGTAATTCAATCCGCATATTTTAGCAAATTCTGATAATTTTTTAAGCGCCATAATTAAATTTAAAAAGTTCGTATTCTAATTTCTTTGCGAGTTCGTTTTTCAATTACCCTGGTCTGCTGGCAATGTTTGCACTGGATGTTTTTCATTTTATTAAATTGTATAGTTGATTTGACATATTTTACACTTTGTTTTTCGTAAAGTGTTGATTTATAATTGTTTAACGTAAAAAAGTGTATAATTTGACACTTTTACCGAAACCCTCTTTAAATATAGTGATTTTTATATATTTATATATTTATATTAATATAACTGTATAATATGTATAATAATAATAATAGTAAGGCTTAACGGCTGAAAAGTGTATAAAAAGTGTATAAAAAGTGTAAAATTAGATTTTACACTTTTTCATATTCCTTTGTCCAATTATATAGAGTCGCTCGGGTAACATTCAACATTTCGGCAACCTTAGTATAATTTACTTTATCTTTTTTCTGCAACATTGCCATAAAAATATCTCTAGGACTAAAATCTTTATTTATAGTTATAATCGCTTGTATAGATTTCGTTTCCTTTGCACTTACCTTTACCTTTTGCGCTTGTTTTATAAAGTATTTACTTAATTTAAACGATTTTAAGACAGTATCTTTTGAAATCAATACTGGAATACTAACTACTTCAAAATTGTTCATTAAATGTATCAATAACGCAAATCTAGGAATGTAGCTTTTTTGCTTCGGCAACATCGATTTCATATATTCATTTTCTTCGTCTGAATTTTGCATAATAGAAATCTCATTATAAATCTTTTCCCATTCATATTTAGCTTCATCATCAAATTTATAAATATTAGAAATTATTTCTTCATCTTCGTTTTTTCGAATATCTAAATTAATAGCCCGATAAAAAGAACGTACCCAATTGTCGTAATATTGGATTGCAGTGTAGTCCATTTCATTACTGTTGTAAAACTCAATCTTTATTTCAGGACAACATAACAAAATACGGTCTAAAAATCCATTACTTTTATTCTCTTCGGTACTGAAACTCTCTAGTATAGCAGGTTGCACACCTCCGAGAATTGGAATAAAAGGCTTTGGCAAATAAGAGTTTCCGCTTTTACGATTCATTGAAACCGCTTTACCACTCCAGGTAGTAAGCCAAAAAGGAAGGTCGGAACCGTTAGAATAACGTGACATATTCTTAACCCATCCATCTAGTTCTTCTCTAAACATTCCCATCGAATTTGGGTTTTTGCAATGAATATCTACTAAGGCCTCAATAGTAATATCGTTTACTATAAACTGTTCATGCTTTGGTTCGTTTTCTGGGTCGCCATTCGACTCTTTCCAAAGTGCATAATTTCGTGGATAACTTGCAATTAGTTTCGAGTTAATCTTTTCAAACGGACGTGTCGCCATGGATATGCTAGGGGTTTTGCCAACTCCAGCGGAACCAACACAAGCAATCCAAATGTTAGCAAATTCAATCCAGCCTGCTTTCACTTCAATTGCGGACGAGTTGCCAATAACAGTAGAAATTCCCCAAAGTAGAGAACAGCCCATATAGTCGATATTACTATCGAGCGTGGAATTGGCTTCTAAAATATAAGATTGAATCGGCTTAGGAAATATCTCAATTGGAAACTCTGATTTTTTTTCAGGCTGTATTAGTGAGGATATGTTTTGTATCATAATTTTAAATTTTTCAAATAAACATCCGCTATATCTTCCCCATCCAAACAGTCTGAAACTTCAATTTCATTAGAAACTGTAATATTGTATCCGAAACTATTCATTTCTAAAGCCTTATCAAACCACTCTTTATAACATCCTTTATCTGGAAACGCTACAATTTTTCTTAATTTTATATCTGAAACGTATTCAATTTTAAAACCGCTTTTTGAACCCGTAGCCAACCATATACAATTGGGTACAAATATTGACATGATTACAGCCGTCTTTTCGCTTTCAACAATACAGATAGTTTTGATTTTATCCTCTTTAGTCAAATGCAATCCAAATAAACATTGCTTCAAATTATACGGTTGTCGATGCATCCATCTAATAGCAGCTTTTCCATTTTCATCCTTAACACGTTTTCCAGTAGTGAAATTATACTCCATTACTTTACCGCTTCGAACTCTCTCTAGTTGGTCTATTTGCCAAAATATAGTATTGTTTCCTATTCTTGAAAGCAGGTAATTAAACCTCGCTATTTTTATTTTAGATTCCTCAAAAACACTTTTCAAAAAAGTAACAAAATTACAATCATTTGGGTTTAAAAAATGATTTTCAACTAATTTTAAAGAAAGGTAATCTGTTTTTTTTATGATTTCTTCGTGCTTTGGAACGAAAATAAAATCATTTGTTTCTGGTTTTTTATGATAGCCGCAGCTAGATTCTCGGTCGCATCGCATGGCTCCAGATACAAAGTTCCCTGTTTCATTTTCAATGTACTGAACTGCTGTTTTTTTGCCACATCCGAGGCAATTTACTTTTCCTTTTTTTGCAAGTTGGTATTTGAATTGTTTCATTTTATTGGTTTTTATTTGTAATTAAGCCCTCAACATGCGTAATCTCGCTTACCTTCCAATTGTGCCACGCTAACCTAGCATCCAGCGTTGGTCTGCTAATTCCCAATTCTTTCGCGACTTCTTCTTTGGTTTTAAATTGCAAACGTTTAAGAATTTTTTGTGTTGTTTCGTATTTTGTCATGTTAAAATAATTTTTGTTGATTTGTATGGTTTGTTATTCGTTCCATTGCTTTGTTAAAATATTCTTTATCTAACTCACAAGCGGTTAATTCAAAACCGTAATCGTGACAAGCTATTGCTATTGAACCTGAACCTAAATGTGTATCGAGTATTTTGTCTCCAGGCTTTGCGTATTTATCTAATATCCATTTATAAAGTGCTACAGGTTTTTGGGTGGGGTGTATTTTACCTAAGTTGGCTTGACCATTAAAAACAAAACCTTTACTTGTTACGTTAAAAGAACTATAAGCATATTCATATCTACTAAAAGTTACATCTTCAGAATAACATTTATCCCAAATAATAAAAGATTTAGTTGGTGGCATTATAAAATAATTAGCACCCCAAATAATTTGATTTTTTGATACTCTAAATAACTGTTTAAAGTATTCTTGAGTTGGCATTTCGTTATCCCAAATTGCTTTTTTGTGACCGCTGTGTTTCATTCCTTTTCTCCTGCCTATGCTTTCATTTATACCTATCCCATAAGGCGGATCAACTATAGCTAAATCAAAATAATTATCTGGATACCTTGCCATAAGAACCATATTGTCCTCGTTTGTAATTGTAAGCATATTTATATTTTATTAAAAATTCTTCTTACTAAATAACCTCTAACAATTGAAACTGTAAAAAATACAGCTGTTATTATTAAATTTTGCTTGAAACTTACAGGAATTCCCATAAGCGGATATAATACTATTTGAATTAATATTGATGTTACAAGCCCAATTGTAGTTTGTACTACACTCTCAATTATCGATTGTTTTTTTGACTGATTCATAGTGAATTAATTTGTTTCTCTAACCATTTTACCCTTGGTTTTATATCTCCATATTTCCAATAATAAGCCGAATCTAGATTTTTAAAAGCAGGAATACTTGAAAATGTACTTGGTCTATTGTCAGAAATATAAGACAATAAAGTATCAAATTCGTTTTCGGTTATTAATTCACAATGGTGCATCCATGCAGCCCAATAGCACAAGCCACCGTTAAAACATTGTTGGTTGTCGAGCATTAATTGTAAAAGTTGTTTTGTTGTTTTCATTGTAAAATTCTTTACATTATTATCGGTTAAAAAACCCGTATCTTTTACGGGTTTAGCAAATATACTAAATGTTTTTCAATTTGCGTTTGGAATGATTCTAAATTACAGGCTAAAATATAAACGCCTCCTAAAGATTCAAGTTTTTGCTGAATTTTTATTTGGTCAGAACTTTGCGAACCTGTGGAATTTTTAACCTCAACCATAATCGCTTTGCCGTTTGGAAGCCAAATAATCAAATCTGCGATTCCTTTAACCATTCCAAGTTGGGTCATTTGCGAAATTATACGAGGGTCTCCAGTTGATGAGCCGTTGGGTACTGAATGAATTATGCAATTTCTATAATTGTTATTAAACCAAATAAAAATCTGTTGTTGTATTAAACTTTCGCTTTCGTTTCTCATAATATTTTTCTAATTGGTTTTTAATCCGGTTAACTACCCATGCCTTAGTTCTCATTACTCCGTATTCTAATTCCGAATTCTGAATAATCATGTACGGTACTTTAATTATATTTCTAATACTCATTTCAAATTTTCCGTTATTCACGGTGTTAATGAAGCACCCCTCTGTAACGTTATGGTAGAAAAAAAGGTCTAAAATTTGTGATTGTAATACCCTCCAAGCAAAATTCCTATCCTTCCCCAATCGTTTCGCATATTGCACAATTTTGTTTCCATCGGGCAAAGGTACTGAATCAATTAACTTCGCAACTTCCCCCGATACCGTTATCACCTTCCTAACGTCGGGAAGTTGATACCCACAATTAGAACATTCCAATAAATTCTTTGCGTGAATATAACCGCATCCATCACATTGCTTTACATTCTCTAAAGCTTCTTTTTTTGCTTTTGGTTTGGAATCTGTACCGTAAAAAATAGGAATCCAATCGATCTCGTCCGACCATTTTCCAAAGGCTTCGACATTTCCGCCTCCGTCTATCAGGGTAAAGTATGGTTTATAAACCGATTCACACGGACGACCACCACGACCAACGCATTGCAGGAAAAGCGCAAGTGACAAAGTAGCTCGATTCATAATCACGCATTCAACTGACGGCTCATCAAATCCCGTTGTAAATACAGACACGTTGCACAATATTGCATTTGGCGTATTCTTAAACCAATCCAAAACTTTCTTTCGATTTTCAGAATCATTAACCGAATCAAATATTTTTACGTTTGAAATTCCAGCATCAATAAAAGCGTTATAAACAAGTAAGTTCATTTTTGCGCTAGAGTTGAAAATAATCGTTTTTTTGTCGAAAGCAATTTCTTTGTAGTTTTTTACAACATCAAAAATCCCCTTTTCAATTTGCTCATCTTGGTCATCAAAGTCTCCTGTTTTTGCATCGACTTTTAATTTTGAACGATCCAGCGAACCAGTTGTATAAACTAATTCTTTTACTAATTTCCCATCTTGGATTAAGTCCGTGATTCCACGACCAATAATAATATCTTCGTAAATTTCTGACAGCGTGAAATTTCTTGTGTACTCAAAAGTTTCAATATTGCAGCACGTTTCTATATTGTCATAAATAGTTCCGCACCTTGCACATTTTGTAAAATTGATTTTTTTTAGTACCGCTGGAGTTGCTGTAACTCCTAAAATTTTAGCGTCTGGATAGTATTCGAAAATTTCTTGATGCATTAAAATATGGCACTCATCTACTATAATCAAGCCTACATCTTTCAAAAAACTGTCATCATTTTGCAAACGTTTTTTTAAAGTTTGAATCATTGCAACGTATGCGTTTGATAAATGGTTGAGACTTTTTTTTTGCGCAATTACCGTTTCAACCGTAACCCCGATAGTTCGTAAAGTCGTTACTGTTTGATTTATTAACTCTTCTCGGTGCGCTACAATCAAAACTTTTTTTCCTGTTTGCTTTATAAATTGTTTTGATAGGAATGAAAACACGGCAGTTTTGCCACCACCCGTAGGTAAGCAGTACAATAACCTTGAATCGGTTTCAAGTTTCTGCAAAATTTTATTAATAGATTTTTCTTGGTGTGCGTGTGGTTTCATTTTTGTTATTGTTAGAGTTGTTAGCAGATAGTTAGTAGGTAAGTTGCTCAACTTTGTAGCCAAAGTTACGCTCACAGTTTTTTTATTTCTTCAATAAGAGCATTTTCTTCATCAATTAAACCTTGTAATCTTGATAAATAAACTTTGTCGCTTATAGTAAATCCAGATGATTTCAAATTAAAAAGTAATTCACGATTTGATTTATATTCGTGTTTTACTAAAATAATAGAAATTTCTTTTTTATTTTTATTTCCAGAAACATTAAACATAATATGATCTCTTATCTCTTGAGCTTTATCTTTTAATTCCATAATTCGTGTATTTAAAAAACCTACCTACAACAATATATTGTAGCAATTAAGGCTTTGGTTATTAATTTGATTATCGTCTTGATTTAAGCGAAACGGAAGTTGCATTGTCCATGTGTAATAAAATCCGTTGTTGTAATAGTGTATAATATGGTCTATCATTTTCGTTTAATTTACCGCACCAGCCACTAACAGCGGTTTTGTGCTATTATTTTGGCTATAAAATTTATAATTAAAGGCAAGTGTCTGCAAGCCAAAATAACAGACACCAAACCGCAAAAGGTTATAAGCCATTTAAACACGCTCACAATAAATATGGTCGTATCTATTGTCTATCATTACTTGCTTACACTCCTTACAACTATCTTGGTTGTAATCTATATCTTGTTCATTAAACATTTCAGCTTGTGTGCCAATCCATCCGCAGTTTTCACACTTAAAACGGCTTATAACAGCACCTAAAAGAGATGGCTGGCTTTCGTTTTCTAATGAGGTTTTTTCTGTATTCATAATTTTGTGTTTTTAATTAAGTTTAGAGGTATGATCAGCCACCTCGTTTAGCTGCAAAACGTTATGGGAAATTTTAAAGAACCGAAATAACGAAAGTAAATGAAAAAATCTAATTCAATTGTAAGAACTATTACCATTAATGGAAATTTAAACAACCCAAATGAAATGTATTATGAAATTGATTTTATGACTTTTTCTAAATACGTTTTTAAAATAAATAACGATTATTTTATATTGGATTATCAGTTTAAATTACATCCTTATAAATGGTATGATTTACGTTGGATTTATCAAATAACCTCTTATTGGTTGCTTTTACGAATTTTCCGAAATTCAGAAACTAAAATTAATAAACAGATACATAATAAAGCATCAACAATTACACTTATAACAGAAATGTTATTGGTTATAAAGCCAACGATTGAATTAATTAAATTTTTCATAACTAAATAATTTTAAAATTACTTCTGACTTAAACGGTGCGGAAGTGGAACCGAAAAAAAAACCGAAGCCCTAACAGCAGTTACAAGAAAGGGCAAAATTTATTAGTAACATCACGTTCACGTTTCGCATTAAAATTTAGTAGTAACCGAAAATATCCAGTCACGAAATTTGCCACTTCTTGTAGCTGCGGAACGTTGTAGGTAAGTTTGCTAGAACCAAAACACCGAAAGTATAAGAAACCCCGTTTAGTACAGGGTTTCTTAGTTGTTAGTTATTACTGCTTCTTAATATTCCAACCCTTAATTGTATTGAAATAAACCAATTCCCCTTTTGGATTAGTCCATTCTCTGCCACTTAAATTGATTCCGATTACTACGCTGTCTCCAATGCTATATCCGTCCAGATACTCGCATTTATCCTGCTGAAATTGAATGGAAATATGCTGTGGATATTGCTCATCTGTTGTAACTACTACATCTCTTTTTTTGAAACCTGCTGATCCAACTTCTTTGGTTTGATCAATCATTTTTATTTTTCCTGTTACTTCCATTTTATAAATTATTTATTTTCTAAAACTTGATCCTTTAAACTCTATTATGTTAAACATTTCGAATAATCTATCGTAAAGCCCACCTCTTATATACGCAACTGTTAGCAAATAGCTACTCAACAACATAAATAGAAGTTGGACGATTGTAGTTTTTAACTTCACCTACTTCGATTGTATAATCTGGAGTTAATTCTGTGTTTGGTTTTTCATTTGTTTTTACGGCATAATGTATTTGACAGCCAGCTAATAATACGTGATTCTTTTCCCCACTAACTTTCGCAAACCAATTTGAGCTTCTAACATTTGTTTTTATTCCTAAAATAGCATCGCTTACTATCTCAACTTCTCCCCAAACGGATTTATATTGTTTGCCATCTGCTCCGTAAAACCACGCATCGGTGGTAATTAAATATTTTCCTTTCATAATTTATTAAGTTTATTTTTTATTGTCCGTTTCTTTTGTTAAATAAATAAGTTTGCAAATCTTTCTTTGCTTTTTTTTCTGCTTTTTTTAAAGTCAAATAATTTGGGTCTTCTTTATTATTTTGATATTCGTCTCCTTCACGAACTTCAATATAAATTAAAGACTCTCGCTCGCTTGGATTCATTTCGTTGAATTGTTGCTCTCGCATTATACAAAATATTTCCTTAGATGATGCCATGTTATAAAGTTTTTAAATGATTTTCTAATTCTAATACCTGTACTTGCGTAGCGTCTAATTTTCCTTCCTCAATCATATTCAACACTTCCTCAATACGTTCCTTTGTAGCCTCTGTAATTAACTTAGCTAGTTGTCTTGGATTCATTGTAGGAGTTTTTACGGGGGTAATTTCTACGTGTGGAATATCCTGAGTAACTTCTTGCGCTGGCATTTCGTCACTTGTATATGGCATTCCTCCTAATTCGTCAGAAAAACACAATCTAAATGCCTGAGAGATTCCGACTTTTTTAGTCATAAAATTAGCCTTTTCCCAAAATTTAGTAACTACTCCAGCTTTTGTTTTCTGAACCCATTCGTTATAAAAAACCTCCCAAACAAATGGATGCTGACGATCTTTTCTAAAGATAGTAACAGTCGCTTTCAAATCGTTATTTTTAACACTTCCAGAAGTTGTAGCGTTCCACCCGTCTAATTGTCCTGATCGTTCGGCTCTTTTTATATAAACTTCGTAACCAGTAATAATGGATAGTTGTTTGTATTCTCCAGATCCATAAACCGTGCAAAAAATTTCACGCTTAAACGGATTTAAACCGAAAGTTTTAGCAATATTTAAGAACTGGATTTTTTCCTTTTCTTCCAGTTTGGGAGAAATTCCCATAACGTCAAGGTACTCAATAAGCATTTTGTCATTAACATTTTCCGAAGCAATGATTTCATTTTTCATAATAATTTATTTAATTTAGTTAATTTTTTTTTTAAAAGTGAATTATGTCCCACCTGCGCCACTTCTTTTAAATATTGAATTTCGTTTTTTAAATATAAAAACAAATCCAATAAGGGTTTTTCGTGCCCTGTTTCATTATAGTGCTCAAAGCATTCTAACAACGTTTCAGGCGGTTTTGGTTCTGCGTCCAATTGATAGTTTATATTAATTGGATTCTCTGGGCTGTAATCTAAGTACGTGTCTAGCATGGCTTTACAATTTCATAGTTAATTTCGATTTTAGAAAGAGGTTTGTCAAAGTTTGGATCAATTGTTTTTTTATTGAAGATAAACTTTTCGATTGAAGCCACATCAGATTTCAATTTAGAATTTTCCAGACTTAAACGATGCTTAAAATTAGCCTCAACTTTTTTAAACAATTGAATATTTTCTGCCACGCTTTCGGACGTTAGTAATTCCGTAATTAAATCGAGCTTACTTTTTAGCTCTTGATTTTTGATGAATTTTAATAGAAATTTCATAATTGCCGGGGTATTAAAGTTATTAATTCAATTTTAAAATTATCCGCAATCTTAACCAAAACACTAAGTGGACAATCTTTTTTAAGATTCCAATTATAAAGCGTGTTTGGATGGGTTTCTAAAAAAACTCCGAGCTCTGCAACGGTCATTTTTTTGTGGACGTATTCTATTTTTTTCAAAACGAATACAAGGTCAAAATAGGTTTTTTGTTTCATAATACATTTTTTTGACAAAGATACAAATATTTTTGACTTACACAATAATTTAGTAATATTTTTTATTTTTTATTGTTTTATTCAATATATTGTTTATCTTTGCTAAAAAAAGATATGGCTATTAAAAAACAAATACCCGAAAAGTATTCCGAAAGATTTGCCAATAAAGAAAATGAACTTGTAGTATTACCAACAGATAAACCAAGTACAAAACAGACTTTAAATTTAACCCGAAACCAGCTATTGTGTAGCGTATGTTACTGGCTGTGTTTTTAATCCACAAACAAAATATTATGAGAACAATTCCACCCGCTGAAACTTTTATCATAAATAAACTTGATGAAACGCAATCAAACGAAAACAGACCGCCAACACCTAAACAAGTTGAAGAATGGATGATAGAATTTGCCAAAATGCACGTTACAGAAGCATTGAAAAAGGCGAGCGAAAAAGTAGCTATGAAACTTCGTGATGATGTTTACGAATTAGATATGAACGATGATTGGATGGCGGTTGATAGAAATTCTATTTTAACCGCTTACAATTTGGACGATATTGAGTAACATAGCCAGTAATGTTCCGAGTATTGGAGTAGGATTTTTTACAAATTTAAAAACAAAATTATATTATGAAAACAGAACTTGAAATTGCAAAAAAAAGAATATTAGAATTAGAGAACGAAGTAAAAAAACTTACTTCCAATACTGTGTTAGCGGGATGTTCGCATTTATGGACTAAGAGCCTCACAAGTGCCAGTACAGATTGGCGGTGCAATAGATGTGGCGGAACGACTAATATAATAGGAATAAATGCGAATTTACGCTAACGGAAAAGCTTTGTGATGTTGCCGAAAAAACACATACTAATTTTTAAATTTAAGACAGATTATGAAAGAAAAAAACAATGTTACAGTTCAAGACCAAGACGGCAATAGCTCAAAACCGCTGTTAGCAAATCGGTTTAATATAGATTTTTTCGAGTTTAGTTTTTTAGTTGAAGCGTGCATACCGCCAAGACCAATTGCAAGAGCAATGTTTTGGGATGATGTGATAAATAAACATTATCACGTTTTAACAGAAAATGAACGTGAAAGACTATTTGAATGGGTAAATCGATGCTCAGGAATGGAGCATAGTTTAGAATCTAATAATAAAGATTGTCATTTATTTAACGCTCGATTTGATAAAAAAAATCAATATAAAGTAAGATGCCAATATCACGGGGAAGAAAAAACGGTTGAATGCTTTAAATGGAATAATAGATACCATATTTCAAAAACTCAATCGCTTTTGGAAGAATATATTATCGAAGCAACAAAGGTTTCGCTTAAACCATTACCACTAACATATCGGTGCTTGTAGATGCTATCCTACGCACCAACAGAATTTCGGCTAGTATTTACAAACCACTGTTATCGCTAGTTGTGGGTAATTTAAACTAAATTTTAATAATATGCAAAAAGATAAATTGATACACATTAAAACAGCTATAATAGATTTTAATTGTCCTTTTTGTAAAAAAGGATATAATGACGATGATGATAAATATCTAATAAGATGCGAGAATAATAAAAACTATATAACTAAAATAAATTGTGATTGTGGCAATTATTTTTATATGACTTTCAATTATATGGGAAATGCTGTTTCTTATAAACCCGAATCATAGCTATTACTTATAACGTTTTGCATCTTGTAACTGCTGTTAGGGCTTCGGTTTTTTTTTCGGTTCCACTTCCGCACCGTTTAAGTCAGAAGTAATTTTAAAATTATTTAGTTATGAAAAATTTAATTAATTCAATCG